AGTCCAACTCTCGATGTAACAATCGAAGATTCTGCTGACAACTCCTCATTTGCAGCTATTGCTTCAGGTGCTGTTGCCTTTACTCAAGTAACAGGTACAGCGTCTGCTCAAGTAACTTCTGTAAACAAGGATGATGCAAGACGTTACGTTCGCATCAAGTACACAATTGGCGGTTCATCAGGCCAGTCATTTACATTTTCTGTAAATGGATTGGGTTTGAAAAAGTACGGCTAATTTATTTATGGCCCCCTTACGTCTGCGAGGGGGCTTTTCCTTATGGCATTTACTGAAGATTTAGATATTTTCTTTGAGGATTTCCAAGATACTGTCGTGTATTCAAGTTCGACATACAAGGGGATTCTTGATCAACCTGATGAGGTTGTAGCAGATGGTGTTGTCTTAACAACTGATTATCAATTAACAGCTAAAACAAGTGATCTTGGAGCTTTGGTTTACGGAGCAAGTTTGACTGTCAATGGAGCCGCTTATACGATTCGTAGCGTGAGAAAAATAGATGATGGTGTTTTATGCATAGTTTCTCTCACCAAGACTTAAATAACGATGGCTACTAAACGAGAGCAAATTCTTGCAGCATTAAAAACATCGTTAACAGGAACTACTGGGGCCGGAACAAGAATATATAGATCTCGTGTAGAGCCTTTTGTAAGAGGAGAAAGTATTGCCGTAGTTTTAGAGCCTGTTTCAGATACTCCAACAGATCAAACAATACATACAAAAATTACATGGGATTTTCGTGTAAGAATTTCAGTGATAGTTAGAGGAAGCATCCCTGACAGCAACGCTGACAGCACGATTGAAAGTCTTCACGCCAAAGTAATGACAGATCCAACGATTGGAGGTCTAGCTATTGATATAAGGCCATCTACAACGACTTTTGAAATAGTTGAAGCCGATCAACCTGCTGGTGTTATTTCGTGTGAGTACGACATAGAATATCGAACAAGTTTCAACAATTTATCAACCTGATTTAGTAATGAATATCAAGCCTTACAACCTGTTTCATTTACTATGACTAATGAAAATCCAACTGAAGGTGGAAGCTACTCGCTTGATCCTGAAACAGGCGAACGCACTTTAATAAAGCGCACAGCATCATCAACTCAAAACGAGGAAACAGTAAATGGCACTTCTGGACAGAAAAAGAGTAATTCTGCTGGAACTGGAAAGCAGTTACGGAACAGATCCAACTCCAACAGGGGCAGACGCTCTACAAGTAAGTGATCTTTCAATAGTTCCACAATCTAGCGATCTTGTCTCTAGAGATTTAATTAGACCTTTCCTAGGTGCATCTCGTCAGCTTCTGGCTAACACAAAAGTTGAATGTAGTTTTAGCGTGGAATGGTCAGGATCTGGAGCAGCCGGGACGGCTCCTAGAGTGGGGAAAGCTTTACGTGCGTGTGGGTTTAGCGAGACAATTGCTGCTAACACAAGTGTTACTTATGCACCTGTTTCTGGATCTTTTGAATCAGCAACTATTTATTACAACGTAGATGGTGTTTTACACAAGACAACAGGGTGTCGAGGAAGTTTTGTTCTTGAAACGGAAGTAGGTGATTTGCCAAAATTAAATTTTACATTTACTGGCATTTATATTCCTCCAACTGACGTTGCACTTCCAGCAATTACTTATGGGCAGCAAAGCACTCCATTGGTTGTGAAAAACGGAAATACATCTGGTTTCCAATTGCTTTCTTATTCAGGTGCGATGCAAGCTTTGTCTATAGATGCAGGAATAGAAACCGAGTATATGGAGCTTGTGGGCGGTACAAAAGAAGTGCATTTAGTTAATCGTGCTACTAGCGGTACTGTGACTTTGGAAGCTGTAAAAATGGCAACCAAAGATTATTTTGCTGCTGCTCTGCTTGATACAAGCTTGGGTAACTTAACTTTGACTCATGGCACTGTTGCCGGAAATATTGTTCAGTTTTCTTCTTCAAATATAGACATAGGTGATGTTGCATATACTGAGACAAATGGCGTTGTGATGGCTGAAATACCTTTCACAGCAGTACCTTCAACTAGTGGTAACGACGAGTTTTCATTGATATATAGGTAAAGTCGTAAAAAGACGTAAAAAACATATTTGCGACTGTTCTTATATGCACTAAGCTTAAAAGACTTACTCTTGTAATCAATGGCTTTCGTCCGTAAGAAAAATAAGCATTTCAAATGGCCCGTTGTGGTGAGAGAGCCTAGCGAAGAAAATGCTGGCGAATATGCAGAAAATAAATTTGTTGCTATTTTTGCAAGATTAACAAGAACTGAATACGCAAAACTTGGAGAAACAAATGACGAGTTGGAATCGTTAAAAAAAATTCTTAAAGGTTGGGAGCAATTAGAAGAAGAAGATGGAACACCTGTAAAATATACAGTTAATAATTTAAAAGCATTATTAGAAGATCCTTTTTGGACTAGTGCTGTTCTAGATACATATGGCAAAGCTTTAGAAGAAAGTAAGTTAAAAAACTAAAAGAGGCAGTTCAATACTGGGCAGAAGGAGGCGAAGACACAAGTTTGCAAGCCCATGAAGATGCAAAGATTTTTGGTATTGAATTGCCACCAAGTAAATCAAAGATAGATGAAGATTTTGTTGTATACCAAGAAAATTGGGATGCAGTTCAGATGTTCATGAGAGGTCAAACTCAATGGAATGTAGGTATGTCTGGATTGATTGGGTTTAGATATGAAGCCTTTATTCTGGCTGGAGGATTATTTGACGTATATGATGTAGAGGATAAAAGAAATACATTGGAGGGCTTACAAGTTATGGAAGCTGCTGCGATGTCTCTTCTTAATAAGAAAGATTCTTAAAATGGCTAATAAAATTGGTGAGATTCTTGTTGATTTCAAGGTTGATGGGAATAAAAGTGTTGAAGCAGCGTTTGATCGTTTAGGAGGAAGATTAAGAAATTTCAATCAAGATGTTAGTAAAAGTGTTGCCACGGCCAAAGGGCTAAAGGCTATTGGAAATGAATTTAAAAAGCTGGGAAGAACTGGTGCTAATAGTATTAATTCTTTTCGTAGTCAAATAGCTGTTTTTGAAGGGTTAAGAAATCAAGCTGATATTACTAGTAGAGAATTTAGAGAATTTAGTCGAGAAATAGAAAGGCTTACAGGAAAAATGAATAAAGCTACTGCTGTTAGTGGCGGTTTTGGGAGAAAATTAAAAGGTTTAAGTCGCTCTGCTGCGACTGTTGTTGGTGCTTCAACTAGTGCTGGAATATTTAGTGGACCAATTGCAGGTGCAAGTACGTTAATAGGTGGAGGTATAGGAGCAGTGTTAGGTGGGCCGGGTGGTGCGTTAGGTGGCGTTGCTGTTGGTACTGCTCTTGGTATTGCTGGAGAACAATTTCAACAATTTGCAGCAGGTGTTGCTGACAATGTTGCAACATTTAGAAGTATGCAGATTGCATTGGCTGGTATCAGTACTGATCAGGCTGATTATGTAAAAAGCATGCAAGGAATGACAGAAATATCTCAAAAGTTTTTAATACCTCAAGGAGATGCAATTAAACAATTTACAAGACTAAAAGCAAGTGTTGTTGGAGCAGGATTTACGACTGAAGATACAATTAAAGTATTCAAAGGTATGGGTGCTGCGATATTAGCTACAGGTGGTAAAACGCATGATTTAAATAGTGCTTTGATAGCGGCCAGCCAGGTATTTTCAAAAGGCAAAGTTTCAGCCGAAGAATTGAGACAACAAATCGGTGAAAGACTTCCTGGAGCTTTTACAACCTTTGCAAACGCAATGGACATCAGCACTCAAGACCTAGATAAGATGTTAGAAAGAGGTGAAGTTAGGTTAGATAATTTTATAGTTTTCTCTGAAGATTTATTTAAAAAGTATGAAAAAATATCTGAAACTTTAGCTACATCTCCTGAAAAAGCAGGTCAAAGATTAGCGTTAACATTGTCAATGATTCAGATTAAATTTGGAGGCATGTTTGCTGGCGTAGGAGCAGGTTTCCAAGATTGGTTAAATAATATGGGTAAATGGGTACTTGATAATGAAGATGAATTGAAAAATACTCTTACTCATTTTGCTATTTTTGCTAAAAATCTTGTTGATTTATTTAACGAATTAGCTAGTCTTTTGCATGATATTTTCGCACCAATATTAAGTGGAATAAAACAAGCAATAATGTCATTCGCAAGAGATATCAATAGATTGACGGATATGCTTGGCGTTCAGCGTTTAAAACGACAAGCTGAACAAGAACTGTTTGACCAAGGAAAATCAGGAAAAGAAGTTAGAGGTTTCCTTGCAGACGCTAAAACGAAGGCAATGGATGCTACAAATGTAGAGAAAAAAAGAGGCGAGTTTTTTGTATTTAAAGATCCAAAAAAAGAATTTAAAGAAAGAAAAGAAGATGCTTTTATCAATAGTTTAAAAAATTCATATAAAGAGGTATTAGGACTCAATATTGAGTTTGAATCTGCTGAACAAGAATTTGCAAGAATTAAAAAGAAATTTTTTGAGTGGAGTCCAAGTGGTTTTGGAAGTGGTGCAAGTAAATCAGGTAATACTGGCTCAGAAGGGGGAGGAGATGCTCTTGGTCCTCTCAAGAAATTTGCAGCAGAAGGCTTTAAGGTTGCAGAGCAACTTGAAACTGCTGTTGTTGGTGCATTCACCAAAATGGAAGATGCACTTGTTAAGTTTGCTCAGACAGGAAAACTTGAGTTTCAAGCTTTAGTATCAAGCATTCTTGCTGACTTGCTGAAGATCGCAATTAGGGCATCAATTACTGCACCTCTAATGAAAGCATTGGGATTCCCTGTTAGTTTCAATGCAAACGGCAATGCTTTTGCAGCTAATGGAATTGTTCCTTATAGGAAAGGTGGTGTTGTTGATAAGCCAACGATGTTCCAATATGGTGGCTCAAAATTAGGCATTGCCGGGGAGGCTGGCCCGGAAGCTATAATGCCTCTCAAGAGAGGAAAGAGCGGAAAACTTGGAGTTGAAATGCACGGTGGCAGAGGCGGTGGTGGGGTCACGACTGTGAATTACACAGGCCCAACATTAAACTTTAATGGTGATGAATATGTTCCTAAATCTGCTGTAGGTAGCATTATTAATTCAGCGGCAAATAAAGGTGCTGCAATGGGAGAGACAAAAACAATGAGATCATTGCAAAATAATCGCTCATCTAGATCACGGATTGGTATCTGATGTCAGGTTTGGTTCCTATAGCTGTTTTTATTGATCTTTATGATCCAAAAACAAATGGCATAGAAGAAAGGTTTCAGAATGCAGATCCAGTTAATGCAATTTCTTTTACCAGTCCTATCACAGGTTTTGGAACTGGTGTTTATAAATATCTAAGTTTTCTTTATTCAGGTGCTACACAAACCAAAAGTGGAGACAACCTTGAAGCTTCTTTGATTTTGGCAAATACAAGTACTTTAAGGAATGGAAGTACGGCTCCTAATAAGTTATCTATGAATTATGCACATGATGCTGTTGATAAAGGTTGGAATGTTCATATTCATATTTGCAAAATGAATACAGCGTTTACAACTGTTGAAGATAGGATTTCTACTGATAGCTGGACTGTTACTTCAATGGGATACGATGCAACAAATATAGAAGTAATGCTTTCTACAGGAGTGGATGCTGTTGGTGGAAATATTGGAAGGTTTTTAACAAGTTCACTGGTTGGTCATTTACCAATTACAGGAAATATAAGAACGAAATGAAAACTGAATTGCTTTTGGGTTTGCCTTATCGTTTAGGCGCAACACCTGATAAGCATAAAGCAGCAGATTGTTTGACTTTAGCTAGAGAAGTATTGACAAATTATGGGATTGAAAGTCCAGAGCCACCAAGGTCTTGGTACAGGCGTTTAAGAAAAAAAGACTATAAAGTGTTTTCTGATGAATTGAAAAAGTGGGGAAGACAGACAACAACCGCTAATATTGGTGTTGTAGCTCTGTGCAAAGCAGAAAAAGGCTATGGTATGGCTGTTTACTGGAAAGGCGGTTGGCTATCATTCGTAGAAAAGACGGTTCGATGGAGTCCTCTAACCTTTTTGGAGGTTTTAGAACTTTATTACCCTATGAAATAGAATTATGTAATGCACTTGGCATAACTGATAAAGAGTATTTACAGTTTTTAGATTTAACTTATAAATATCATAAAGATTCAAGAAAAGGATATGAATTAATTCCAGATATTAGATGTGATCCAGTTTCGATTGGTGCATGGTATGTAGCACAGGCATGGTATGTAAAACTTGCAATTACCGTTGCGATTGCTGCTGCTACATATTTACTTACACCTAAACCCAAGCAACCAAAAGATGCCCCAAGTCTTCAGATAGGTGGTGTTCAAGGCAGAAGTAGATTTAATCCTGTTAGTGGATTTGAATCTGCACAAGACTTAGCTGTTTTAGGTTCTTTTATTCCTTTAGTTTATGCAAGGTTAGGTATAAGAGTTTCAAGTCAATTAATCTGGTCGCAGATTCGTGATAAACAATATGGTCAAGAAATTAATGCTATTTGTTTATTTTCTCAAGGCGAAATAGGAGCTACACCATTATTTAAAACTTTTGCTTTAGGTGAAACATTTTTAGATAATTTTCCAGAATCAAAATTAAAACTATATTTTTCTACAGGTGGTCGTGCTAACAAGAGTTTTCAATCAGTTCAATATAAAGGTTTACATGGTACTAATTATACTCAACACCTTGATCAGCAAAATCGTTTAAAGCCATCTGATTTTGTTGGAGGGACTGCTCGTAATGACAATAATTATGGCCATCGTGGAAATAGAGAATATGACGATAATGATCCTTTTATGGTCAAGGTTTTAGATCCTAATGGCAATTGGGCATGGCAACCAAGTTTTTCAAGTACAAAAACTCCTGCTTCTAATTCAAAATTTGGACTTTACGCTCCAATGCCTAATGGAAGTGCTTTTAAAATTAACTGGGAATTATTGATGTTTCCAAAAGGAATGAGTGGTGAGGTTGCAGATGATTTAGAAGTAAAAAGACAAAAAATGGTTCATTTTTTTCCAAGATACGTTTGTCTAAAAAGTAGTGTTCACAGTCCAAGTTCTATTAATCATTTAGTAACTAAAAATCATGATTTTAATTTAGATATTTATAAAGCAGAAAATGAAGATGCTTGGATTTCCTCTAATCTTTTAGGTGGTGGTGTTAATGAGGATGATAAGAAATTAGATCAAATAGATCGTTCAAAAAGATGGGATAAATTTTCACCTTGGGGTAGTGGAGATGCAAAAGCTGCTGCTGATTCAGTAAGAGAAGAAACTGATACAAGTATGGCTTTAGGTGAGCAATATATGGTTGGTTCAGCGTTGGCAACGGTATATCAAGAAACAGACGGAAATATTTGGACACCTTTTCCTGTGAACGGAAAATATGAAGGTAAAAGTTACAAGATGAAAGTAGATGAACCAGGATATATGAATTTTACAAATACAGAAGATGCAAAAATGCCTTATGAAGCTTTAATTGTTCAGAAATGTGAAATTGGCTCTTTTGCAAACACTAAAGAATGTGATGAAACTCAAATAGGTATCAAAAGCACAGTTTGGAGGCAAATTAGTGGTAATCAAAATCTAAATGAATGTCCTAGTAGAGAAAGAATTGTTAGTTATGAAAAAGATGGCGGTAATATTAGTCTTGGATCAGTTAGTAAATATGTTAATCGTTTAAGTTTCTTTAAATTACAAGCAAAAATTTTAAATACTAATACTGGTTGGACGGATGTATGTAGTCGAGTCTTTTGTGTAAGAGGTGCTACAAATCAACCTCAATACAATACAATTAATATAAAACATATTGATGCAAAACCACTTGAATATCGCTTTGTACCTGTTGCTGGAAATGTTGTTTTAAATGAAGAACCAGATAGAGATATTTATATTTTAAGTTATGCAGGAGAGTTACATACAAAATCATTTGATTTAAAAAATGATGCAGGGCAAACAACAATCACAGCAATGGCTTATTTCCATGCTGAGACTGCAACTCTCCCAGATAAAAATACAGCTTCTATTGCAAGAGGAAATGGATTAACTAATAACATTGAATGGGTTAGAGGAGGTTTAGGCTCTGGTTTTGACGAACAAGGTAATCCAATAACAGGAGGAGAACCTGTTACTGATTTTTCTCCTAAATCAATTGGTGAAGATAATTGGGCTTATCCTTCTTTTACTTTTTCACATGAACGCTTTAGTCCACAATTAATAACACCTTCTTTAGTAGGCACACCTTGGAATAGAGGGGGTTCAAATCCAAACGCAAATGATTACACTTATTGGGGAACTGGGCCAGGGACTGATCCTTCAGGAGCTAATTATGGTAATTGGGGAAGGACAGGTTTTGCGACTCCTAGTGAAAGAAATTTTAAAGGCATTCCTTCTGATGGTGGTAATTCCTATTTTAGCCCTTATCACGGTATTGCTTTAACAGCGACTGAAGTGGCTGGTGGGCAATGGCGTTGGCAATATTGGTTTGGTGGAACAATTATTCCTGCTGGTTCTTTAGGGACATTTACTGCTGCCGCAGGCGATTACAGCGTTGTCGATGCGTGGACTACTGCTGTAGAAGCAAACGATGGAAATGGTAATCCTACTGGTATATGGCATCGTTTTAGAATTGCTAGAAATCCTGCATCAAACGGAGCAGGAAGGGATTGGAGGTATACAAACGTAAGTAATGGGGTTAAATCATTGAATTTTGGAATTGCAATGCAAGTGCAAGACAGGACACCTCCTGCTGAAGTGGAAACGGATCATGCTGTTGTTGCATTAGAAGATACAACTGGTACTGGACTTAGAATTACCAAAACCTCAAAATCATGGACAGATGATAGTGGTACTGTTCGTTCTTATATAACTTATAAAAAACAAGATGGTCATTCAGGAGATGAATATTTTACTGGAGATCAAGTTCGCCTAGCTGATGCACCACAAACTGTTTTTGATTTAATTGCAGGAACACCGTTTGTAGACCCTGATTCTTATGATGCACAAAATCCTAATGACACAGATTTCCCTTCTCACAACACCTATTTTTTAGATCAAAGAGATACAAATCCTAATAATGCTATAGCTGATTATTTCTTGTATGACACAGAAGACTCTAGTCATAGCAATGGGCCTGAACATGAGATAACTCATATTAATGAAATAATTCATGAAGGAGCAAATAGTTCACATGCAAAAATTAATTATGAAAAACTTGCAATTGCTGGATTAAGAATTGGTGCAAGTCCAAACTTTAATCAATTTGCTTCTTTGTCTTGTTTCATACAGGAAGGAATAAAAGTTCAAAGGTTAATTAAAGATCCTAATGATAATGAAGGTCCAGGTAATACAACTATTGATCCGTTGACAGGCAAAAGTAATCGTTTTCAATCAACCGATAATATTGTTGAAATAGTTTATGACTTATTAACTAATACTGATTATGGTGCTGGTGATATTGCAGGTATAAAAGCTGTCAATGTAAGTGAAATGCAAGAAGGTGCAAATTATTGTTTGAAAAATGAATTTAAATGGAACGGTATTATTGATAAAGAAATAAATTTAAGAGAGTTTATATTTGAAAATGCTGGCTATTGCTTCTTAGATTTTTGTATTGTTGGTGGGCAATTTAGTTTAAGGCCAGGTGTACCTGTTGATGTTAATGGTCAGATAAGATATAACATCACCAGAACTCAGATGGAGAGTGACGTAAAGGCGTTATTTACTGATGGAAACATGAAAGATTTACAAGTTACTTTCTTAACTCCAGAAGAAAGAAGAATGTTTAAAGCAACTGTTATGTATAGACAAGATGAACAAGATGGTTTTCCTGAGACTAAAGCATTGACTTTTGCTTATAGAAAGCCAGAGGAAACTGATCCTAATGCTTTTTTAAGAAAAGCAGAAGCACTTCCTGAAGAAGTATTTGATATGAGTGGATGGTGTACTCATGAAAATCATGCAAAGAAATTTGCTGCATTTGCATTGGCAACAAGAAAAGATGTTGATCATGGCATCACGTTTGAAACAACACCAATTTCCGTTTTAAATCTAAGGGCTGGTGATTATATAAGAGTAATGACTGAAATGACTCATACGAGTCGATTTAAAAATGGAAGTATTGATAATGATTTAAATATTGTTAGTAGAGAAACAATAAGTGGTAGTCAAAAAATTTATTTTTGGAAACCAGGAGAAAATAATGTTGTAAATGATGATACTTTTGTTTTTGCTGGGAACGGAAAAGCTCCAAGTGATGTTTTAAAAAACACTATATTTACAGTGGTTGATGAAACGACTGAAGATCGTTTGTATAAGATTGAATCAATTACTCATGGAGAGGAGGGTTTTATTAAAATTGCAGCAAGTCATGTTCCGTTTGATAAAGATGGTTTTATGAGTACTCTACGGGACATAAATCCTAACGATATTGTGACATTCAACAATCGGTTCCCTGACGTAAACACAATCTAATGGCAACTTTTGAACCTACAAATTTAGTTCCTTCAACAAGAAGTTATTCTCCTGGGGAATATCCTCAAAATGAATTTCAAGCTTTAAATGGAGTAAAAACTATTATTCGATATGGAAAATATAGATATAATTCAACTTTGACATTGGGATTCAATAATATTGAAGATTCAGATGCTGCTGCAATTTTGCAAAATTATGAAGATATAAATTCAGTTTGGGATGAAGTTACCTTTAATGGCACTGGTGTTGTAGAAGGAGCTTCTAGTCAAATGCAATCATATTTTGTTGAAAGAACAGAGTTAAAATGGAGATATGATGGCCCTCCAATGGTGACAAGTGTCTATCCTGGACGTAGCAATGTTGAATGTAAATTTGTTGCTTGCCTCGATTCGCCTTAGAATAGAATGACTGTTTAATTTAAAAATTGTCGTGGGCTACTATTCAGGCGGTGATGGGTTGATGAAAGTGGGTAATACCACAGTCGCAACCGTAACTACATGGAGTTTTACTGCATCACAGGAAACCTTGGATGTCACAACTTTAGGTGATCGTGACAGACAACTTATAGGTGGAACACGCAGCATTTCTGGTTCTGCTTCGATTTCTTGGTATTCCGCACAAGGTTCATCTGTTGATCAAACTCAAGCATCTGTATTGATGGGTAAATTAGTTAAAACAGGTGGTGCGGTTTCGGAGACGGTAGAACTTAGCTTGGGAATTAAAGATCATTCAGATACTGAAAAAGTCACGACTATAACTGTTATCTTGACAAGTATTGCTATGACAAGTAGCCAAGGTGAAGTCTTGTCTGCTGAAGTTTCCTTTGAGGCTGCTTCTGCTCCTACTGCTGTAATTGCTGCTTAAATAGATGCCCACCTATTTAGGTAGCGGAGGGTTCGTTGAACTCAAAAGAACTTCAATGGAGCAGAGTCTTACTGCTTCAATAGTTCCTAGTGATGTAAATGTTTCAAGGAAAAGATTCTCTGTTGATAATGTAAAAGGAAATATTATTACGGGTGATCGAATATCAATATCAAGAACAGATGGATCTGCAAATTTAGAATTAGTTTCTGGTCATAACGCAAGAGATGGCAGTTGGTTTGCTCATGTTGATGACATAGGAGGATTGCGACTTTATACAACTTTTGCACTTGCAGTTGGTGGAACAAAAACAAGTGCTTTAACTTTGGTTGCTCCTTCTGGTAATCAAGAGATTTCAATAATTTCTAGAAACAACAATTACAGACCTTTAGCAAGAATTGAAGAATATGAATTCACTACACAAAGAGATCAAATAGAAATTAGTCAACTAGGTGATGTTTTTAAGAGGCAATATGACAATGGAATGATTCAAGGGCAAGGATCAATGACTTGTTTTTGGGAGCATAGGTATGTAGCAACAGATCCTGATTATTCTCCTGATCAAGAATTTTCTTCTTATTTGGCTCGTTTGATTTTACGAGTTCAACAAGGGACTGATTTTATTGGTAGGTTTTTTCTCTATAGAGAATCTGCTTCTTCTGCAAACAATGTTTGGTATGAATGTACGGCACAGATAACAAGTTGTAGTATTTCAATCCCTAATGTTGGAATAGTAAAAACTCAAATAGATTTTATTACTAATGGTGAGTTTGATCTAAAAGTAGGCTCAACACCTGGATATATTTTACAAGAATCTACTGACTACATATTGCAAGAAGATGGAAGCAAACTGTTCTTAGAAGATGATGCGACATAATAGATAAAAGGTATAAACTGTCCTTAAAGACAAGAGTTAAATGGCTGATCTTCAAATAAGTCAACTGCCTCCGTTAGCTGAAGCAGATTTAGCGGCTGGAGATGAATTAGCTGTCGTAGACGGCAGTGCATCGGAAACGAAACGAATTACGGCTAAGGCGTTAGTAGAAAAAGGTGTTGCTTTAATCGATGCAGGTTCAATTCCAGGTTCAGCACTTGCGGCTTTAGGGGCAAATACTGTTGTAACAGCAAGTATTACTGATCTAAATGTTACGGCAGCAAAAATAGCAAACGCAACAATAACAGCAACTCAAATAGCGAACGCAACAATAACTGGGGCCAAATTAGTCAACGATACTATTACTGCTACACAAATAGCAGCTAATGCAATAGGTGCAAGTGAATTAGCTGATGACGCTGTTGATACTGCTGCGATTTTAGATGCAGCAATTACTAACGATAAGATTGCAAACGCAACGATTGCTTATGCAAAGTTAAATCTTAGTAATGCAGATATTCCTGGTGCAAAAATTGCTGATAATTCAATAACAGCAGGACAGATCGCCGCTGATGCTGTTGGTGCTAGTGAACTTGCTAATAATGCTGTTGATACAAATGCAATAGCTAATCTCGCTGTTACGGCAGGAAAGTTAGCAGCTAATTCTGTTACTGCATCTAAAATAACTGATGGTGTTATTACAGGCGCAAAACTAGCAACTGGAACAATTACGGCTACTCAAATAGCTGCTAATGCTGTAGGTGCTAGTGAATTAGCAGATGATGCTGTAGATACAAATGCAATTCTTGATGATGCTGTAACTGCTGCAAAAATTGCGGCGGGTGCTGTTGATACAACAGCGTTAGGTGCTGCGGCTGTAACTGGAGCAAAAATTGCTAATACAACAATTACAGCGGCGAATATTGTTGCTGGAACAATTACTGCCACTGAACTTGCAGCAGATTCTGTTGGTGCTAGTGAAATAGCTGCTAACGCTGTAGGGGCTAGTGAACTTGCAGACGATGCTGTTGATACAAATGCTATTGCAAATAATGCGGTTACTGGAGCAAAGATAGCTAATACAACTATTGCTTATGCAAAGTTAAATCTCTCAGATGGAGATATTCCTGCTGCCAAGATTGCATCTAATTCTTTAACAGCAAATCAAATAGCAGCAAATGCAGTAGGTGCTAGTGAGTTAGCGAATGACGCTGTAGATACAGCGGCTATAGCTGATGACGCAGTTACTGGGGCAAAGATAGCAGCAGCGACAATTGAAGGAGCAAATATTGCTGCGACAACAATTGCGGCAGGAAATATTGTTGCAAATACTATTACAGCTTCGGAAATAGCTCCTAATGCAATCGGCTCAAGCGAATTAGCGGATAATGCTGTTGATACAGCGGCAATAGTTGATGCAGCAGTTACTAACGATAAAATTGCCAATACGACAATTGCTTATGCAAAATTAAATCTTTCAGATGGAGATATTGCTGGAGCAAAGATTGCAAATAATTCTCTTACTGCAAGTCAGATTGCGGCAAACGCTATAGGAGCAAGTGAACTTGCCAACGATGCAGTTGACACCAATGCTTTAGCAGATGATGCGGTAACAGGAGCAAAGATAGCAGCAGCCACAATTGAAGGAGCAAATATTGCTACTGGCACGATTACTGCAACTCAATTAGCTGCTGATTCTGTAGGGGCAAGCGAAATAGCAGCAAACGCTGTTGGAGCTTCAGAACTTGCTGACGATGCGGTAGACACAGCAGCCATAGCAAACTTGGCTGTAACAGGAGCAAAAATAGCTGCTTCAACAATTACAGCAGCAAAATTAAATTTATCTGCTGGAGATATAGATGGAACGAAAATTGCAAATAATTCAATCACAGCTAGTCAAATTGCTGCAAATGCAATAACAGCTAGTGAATTGGCTGATGATGCGGTTGACACAGCAGCTATAGCTAATAACGCTGTTACTTCGGCAAAGATCGCAACTAATGCAGTTACCGCAACAGAACTTGCAAATAATGCTGTAGACACGGCGGCTGTGGCAGATGCTGCAATAACCACAGCGAAAATAGCTGATGGTTCTGTAACGGCTGCGAAGTTAGATGGCACTATACCTGCTGGATCTATTGCTAGTAATGCGGTTACAACAGCAAAAATTGCCGATGATGCTGTAACAAGTGCCAAGCTTGGAGCAGGTGCAGTTGATACGCTTGCTTTAGGTGCAACTTCTGTAACAACTGCAAAACTTGCTGCTTCTTCTGTCACTGATGCAAAAGTTGCAAGTGGAATAAGTGGAGCAAAGCTAACTGATGGAACGGTTACAGCAGCCAAGCTCCTTACAAGTGATATTGATAGATCTTTAAATGTTGCGTCTGGAAAATTAGGGATCAACAATACAGTTTCGGCTGGAACTCGCTCAGGGATAAGTTATAACGCTCAGGGTCTAATAACCGCTACAACTGCACTGGTAGCAAGCGATCTGCCTGTAGCAACAGCAACTGCGGTTGGTGGTGTCTCTGTTCCTACGTCAGGTGGATTAACTGTTAGTGGTGCTGGTGCATTGTCAATTGCAGCCACAACGACTGGAGCTACAGCAACAAAAGTTACCTTCAATAGTTTTGGACAAATAACAGGAACAGCGGTATTAGGAGCTTCAGATTTACCTGTTGCAACTGCTAGTGCTGTTGGTGCAGTGTCTGTTCCTACTGGAGGGCCACTTTCAATAGATTCAAATGGTGCTATTACAGTTGCTAACTCTGGAGTAACAGCAGGAACAGGAGCAAAGGTAACAGTTGACGCAAAGGGGCGAGTAACTAATCTTACAAGTCTTTCAGATAGTGATCTTCCTAATCACAGTGCAGCATTAATAACTTCTGGAAGTATTGCCGCAGCTAGAATTGGTAACTCAACAATATCAGGAGCAAAACTTGCAAATGCGTCAACAACGCTGTTTGGATCTGTAGCTCAGACGGGTTTCCCCAGCAGCGAGTTCACAGGACAATTTTTCTTCGATTCTGTCTCTGAAGATTTATATATATATGATGGAAATGCTTATCAGCCAGTAACAACTTTAACAAAAGGTTCTCTGGTCTTTGGTGGTACTTTTAACGCTTCGACAAGTAAAGTTGCAAGTGTAACAACCGCTGGTGCAGCAGCAGGTTTAAGCGTTGGATCTAACGTACCGACCCCTACAAGTTCTACTGATGGAATATATTTAGTAGTCGAAAATGCTGGTACTCCAAGTGCGCCAGCACCTGTAGTTGCTCTTGCTCCACCAGATTACATTTTAGGTGTTACAAATACATCTGGAAGTTCATGGGAAGAAATTGATTTATCGCAAACAGTGGCTGGGCAGGTCGCAAGTAATATTACTTTTACACCATTTGGACAACTTCAAAGCACAAATGTTCAAGATGCTCTTGAAGAAATAGAGACAGAGAAGTTAGCAAAAGCTGGTGGTACTGTTACAGGTCAGGTCTTATTTGGTAATACTGCAACGCTTGTTTTTGAGGGTTCGAGTACAGACGCATTTCAAACTACTTTAGGTGTTGTTAACCCAACTACAGCAGATAAAACAATACTTTTACCTAATACTTCTGGAACTTTAATAACAACTAACGATTCAGGTACTGTTACTTCAGCCATGATTGCTGATGGCACGATTCTTAATGCTGATATAAGTACGTCTGCTGCGATTGCGTTTACAAAATTAGCAGATTTAGCATCAGCGAAGATTCTTGTTGGAGATGCAAATAATGATGCTGTTGCAGTTTCAGTTACAGGAGATATAGCAATATCAAATGCAGGGGTCGTTTCAATTACTGCTGCTTCCATTGTTGATTCAGATATTTCAGGATCTGCTGCAATTACTGGCTCAAAAGTTGCGACTGGTACTACAAGTGCTGTTGGTGTTCTTCAGTTAACAGACAGTGCAACATCTACTTCTGCTACTACGGCTGCTACTCCTGCTGCTGTAAAGATTGCGAAGGACGCTGCTGATGCTGCTGCTACAACAGCAAATGCGGCTTTGCCGAAAGCTGGTGGCACATTAACTGACAACTTAATTATTGATAATGCAAAAAGCATTAGGCTTACTGAGGCTGACTCCAATGGCTCACATTATTTAGCATTAAAAGCTCCTAATTCTGTAACGGCTGATATTACTTTTACCTTGCCTGATGGTGATGGATCAAATGGTCAAAGGCTACAAACTGATGGATCTGGAAACCTAAGTTGGGGTACAGATAATTCAACAGACCCAACCAAGTTGCCATTAGCAGGCGGCACATTAAGTGGAGATTTAAATCTAGGAAGCAACGATATAACTAATGGTGGAACAATCACAGGAACATTTGTTGGAAATATCACTGGGAACGTAACAGGTAATGCTTCAACATCAACTGCTTTAGCCACAGCTAGAGCGATTAACGGCGTTAACTTTGATGGCACTGGTGACATAACAGTTACTGCTGCTGCTGGCACTCTTTCTGGAAATACTCTTGCTAGTGGAGTAACGGCTTCAAGCTTGACCTCTGTAGGAACACTTGGAAGTTTAAACGTCACTAATAATGTTGTAGTCGGTGGGAATTTAACTGTTAATGGAACAACAACTACAGTTTCAAGTACCACTGTTGAAGTAGCTGATAAGAATATCGAGCTTGGTAAGGTAGCAAGCCCATCAGACTCAACAGCAGATGGCGGTGGTATTACTCTTGATGCTGGATCTGACGGAGATAAAACTTGGAATTGGGTCAACTCCACCGATGCTTGGACAAGTTCAGAACATATTGATCTTGTAAGTGGAAAAGTATTAAAGATAAATGGAACACAAGTTCTTGATGGAACTAATTACACAGGCAATGCTGCAACAGCGACAAAACTTGCAACAGCTAGGGCAATAAATGGAGTTAACTTTGATGGTTCGGCTGCAATCACAATTACGGCTGCTGCTGGAACATTAAGTGGAGCAACCTTGGCTAGTGGAGTAACAGCTAGTTCATTAACTTCGGTTGGAACACTTACAGGTCTAACAAGTAGTGGTGATATTAATCTGAACGCTCAAGCAGACCTTCGGTTTAAGGACGCTGATAGCTCTCATTATGTCGCTCTTCAATCTCCTGCTTCTGTTGCAAGCAGTTTTACTCTTACTCTCCCTTCGGCTGACGCTGCTGTTTCTGGCTATGTCTTAGCTAGTGATGGATCTGGAACTTTATCTTGGGTTGACCCCGGTTCGACATCATCACCAACATTTACAGGAGATGTAAGTCTTACTAATGATGGAAATTTAGTTGGGTTTGCTGCACTTAGTGCGACTTATACAGGTAACGCAAAAACATTAACAGTTACGGTCGCAAGTAAAACTGGTGCACATCGTTATAACGGTTCTGGATCTAGTTCTGGATACAAGATTGATGGAAAAGAATCTCCTTTCTTAACTCTTACACCCGGACGTACATATAAATTTGATCAAGCAGATAGTTCTAACGCAAATCATCCACTTCGTTTTTACTTAGAAGCAGACAAAACAACTGCTTATACAACAGGAGTCACAACCAACGGAACAGCAGGATCTTCTGGAGCCTATACACAGATAGTCGTTTCAGACACAACTCCACAAGTTCTTCATTATCAATGCTCTGCTCATGCCTTAATGGGGAACAGCGTTCAGACCAATAGCAATCAAGCAGACCTATCAACTTTAAATGCGTCAAATCTAAGTTCAGGAACAGTTCCAACTGCAAGGCTTGGTTCTGGAACTGCTTCTAGTTCTAATTTTTTAAGAGGTGACGGTTCTTGGCAAGTTGTAGATACTTCTGCTGCTGGATCAAATACACAAGTTCAATTTAATAATTCTGGTGCTTTTGCAGGATCAAGTTCATTTACATTTAACTCTGGGACTGGTGCTGTGACAGCGACAAGTTTTATTGGAGATGTTACTGGAGATGTTACTGGAACAGCTTCTCAAGCTTCAACTGTAAATGTAACTGCTCAAAACAGTGTAGCAGCAACGGTTTATCCTTTATTTGCTGGTAATGGAGCTACTGCAACAGGTTATTTAACTCCTAGTACAGATACAGGTTTTACTTATAATTCTTCGACAGGAGAACTTACTACTGCACGATTAACATTAGATCATGGTTCTGGTTCTGGAGTTCCTTTAAATATCAATGGAAGTGGTAATGGTGGACAGAAAATTGTGCTTTCTGGTTCTGGTGCTCCTTATATTCAATTCCAAGAAGGTACAACTGATAAAGCCTATATTCGTTGGGATAATACTGCTGGGAGTGGTAATGAAAGGTTTGATCTTCATAATCAAGCTACTAATAGACTTTTATCTATAACTACTGATTTAAAATTCTCTCCTAATGCTGGAAGTAATTTTTATGAAGTTATTCATCAAAACAATATAGGTTCTGGTGGTGCTTTAGCTTCTAGTGCTATTCATGCAGCGTCATTAACGCTAAGTGGCGATCTCACTGTTAATGGCACTACTACCACTATTAATACAACCAATTTAGATGTCGAAGACAAAAATATAACTCTTGGCAAAGTTGCAAGTCCTAGTGATGCAACCGCAGATGGAGGAGGTTTAACTCTTAAAGGTGCAACAGATAAGACATTTAACTGGGTTGATGCTACAGATGCTTGGACATCTTCAGAGCATATTAAGGTCGCTAGCGGTAAGACATTTATTGGAGATGGTTCAACTTTAACTGCATTAAACGCATCAAATATTGCTTCTGGAACGATTGCAGCAGCAAGAGTCCCAACGCTTAACCAAAACACAACTGGAACGGCTGCAACGGTTACGGGTGCTGCTCAATCAAATATCACTTCTGTTGGAACGCTTACAGGTTTAACTGTTGATGGAAAAACTTTGATTGGTGATGCGGCTTCTAGTTCAGTTGCTCTTTTGACAGTCGAAGGATATAGCGGTGGAGGAGCAGGACAAGGTATTATACATATACAAAGAGGTTCTGTTCCTAGTCAAGCCGATCAATTAGGTGAAATAAGATTTGCTGATAGTGCTGAAACTGTAGGAGCTAAAATTGTTGCTGAGTCTACTGCAACTTGGGGAAGTACAAACAAGCCTGGACGTTTAAGATTTTACACAAAGAAAACAACAAATGATGTCTTAGCATTAACACTTGATGAGGATCAAAACGCCACGTTTGCTGGAACTTTATTTGGTATAAACGCAACACCAAATCAAATAGGCTCAATGACCACCCTTCATTTGGCGGGGCCAAGTGGTTCGAGTGAAGGTGCAGGCATACGACTTCAATCTGATGGAGAGACTGATGACTTTTTAATTTATAAAAATTATGCCGCTACATATCTTAGAGCATCTGGAAGCGACCCTATTCATATTTATCATGGATCAGAAAGACTTACCGTTTTGGCAAATGGAAAAGTTGGTATTGGCACAACAAGTCCAAGTTCGGAATTAGAAGTCAATGGAACGGTATCAGACAGCAAAGGCGATTTAAGAAATATCCCAGTTAACGCTGGAACGAGTGCAATGACCCTATCTGCGAGTGATGCTGGAAAAGTTGTTGCAACTACTACTGGCGGTTGGGTTATTCCAACTGGGTTGTCTCAAGGAAATACTTTTACACTTTTAAACGATAGTGGTAATGATCAAACTATAAATGCAACTGCATTAACTACTTTATACAATACGGCTGATGGAGCTAATGTAAAAGCAAGTACTTTAACTCTTGGAGCGAGATCAATGGCTACCATTTGGATGGGGTCTGGAACGGTTGGATATATTCAAGCGTCAGCCTTAACTGTTTCATAAGAGGTATTAATTATGACACCAATACAACAATTATTTCTTGGAACAGGTAGTGCAGTTGCCACGACGACCTACGTTGACGATATTTTCTCGACCTACCTCTGGAAAGGCGATGGAAATGCAAAAACTATAAATAATAGTTTAAAGTTAGCTACAGGATTAAATTTACCCCTTGGAACGTATATTCAGGGTGGATATTATCAAGGTACTTTTACAGATAACAGTGTTGATTATGCTTTAATAGTTGCACCTAATGGCACAGGAAATAATAACGGAAATTATAAAACTTATGGATCTTCAAGTACAGCATCAGGAGCAACAAGTTTAACAAACGGGCCTTCTAATACGGCAACATTGGCTGCTGCTGGAGGTGATTGGCCTGCTGCTGATTGGGCCTATGCTTTGTCATTAAATGGATATAGTGATTGGTATTTACCTGCAAAAGATGAATTAACACTTTTATATCAAAACAGTTCTACTTTACCTTCTGGACAAGCTTGGGATGCAAGTTTTGATACATGGTCAAGTACTGAAATTAACTCTACTTATGCTTGGATGATTTACATGAGTAGTGGAACTTGGTCAAATACTGATAATAAAACTAAGACAAGATTAGTAAGGGCTATAAGGAGGGTAACTGTTGCAAGTTTATCCGATTATAACGTAACTGGAGAAGGCGGTCTCGTTTGGATAAAGCAAAGAAATAGTAGTAATGAACATGTTTTATTTGACACAGCAAGAGGAGCAACAAAAGCTTTGGTTAGCAGTAGTAATGCCTCTGAAACAACAATTTCTGATGGGTTAACAAGTTTTTTACCTTATGGTTTTCAAATTTCCGATAACGCTAGGACAGGAGCATCTACTGATACCTACGCAAGTTGGACATTTCGCAAGGCACCTGGGTTCTTCACAATTTGTGAGTGGACAGGCTCAGGTAATGGATCGAGGCAAATATCACATGACTTGGGCAGCGTTCCTGGTGCAATTTTTATCAAAAGAACTGATAGCAGTGATAATTGGATCGTATGGCATAGATCAATTCAAACATCAACGGCAGCAGATGTTTATTACATGCATCTAAACACTAATGGATCAAGACAAGAGCGTTATCAAATGTTTAACGATCAATCACCCACATCTACTTACTTTGTTGTCGGTACAGATTCCGAAGTAAATGCGGAAAATGGTACTTATGTTGCTTATGTTTTTGCACATGATAATCAATCATTTGGAGAAGCTGGAGACGCTAGTGTAATTTCGTGCGGTAGCTATACAGGAAATGGTTCTAGTTCTAATGGAACAACAGTAAATTTAGGATACGAACCACAATGGTTACTAATAAAAAGATACGAGTCAAGTAACCAAGAGTGGGTGATATTCGATTCAATGAGAGGTATTGTGACTGGTGGCAGTGACGCAAGGTTATTTGCAGATACAAATGCTAGTGAATCAACAAATGCAAGACTTAATTTAACTTCTACAGGCTTTCAATTAACAAGTGCAGCTCATGACATAAACAATAGTGGTGGTGAGTTTATGTACATCGCAATCCGAAGACCAGATGGATACGTGGGCAAACCTCCCGAACTTGGTACGGATGTATTCGCTATGGATACGGGTAATGGTAGTTCAACTATTCCAGTATTTGATAGTGGATTCCCTGTTGATTGGGCTTTGAAAAAGAATCCAGGTGGTACTGGAAATTGGATTACATCTGCAAGACTTATTCAAGGAAAATATTTGGTTGCAAATACTAATAGTAGTGAAAATAGTAGTACAGGATATAGTTTTGATTCAAATGTTGGAATTTGGAAAAATGAATTTAACAGCAGCAATCAAGCATGGATGTGGAAACGCCACGCTGGTTTTGATGTGGTGACTTATAAAGGTGACGATATTGTTGGTCGCCAAATAAGTCATAACCTTTCAAAAATCCCAGAAATGATTTGGATTAAAAACAGAGACAATAGTGCTTCTAATGCTCATTGGCGTGTTTATCATAAAGGGTTAAATGGTGGAACTAATCCAGCCGATAAATATTTAATTTTAAATACCACTGATGCAGAACAAGATTCAGCAGCTTATTTTAACGACACAGAACCTACAAGTACAGCTTTTACAGTTGGATCTCATATAAGTGTTAATGAAGATGGGTCAAATCTAATAGCCATGCTCTTCGCCAGCGTTAACGGCATCAGCAAGGTTGGTAGCTATGAGGGGTCAAATTCTCCTATAACTATAACAACAGGATTTCAACCAAGATTCTTTTTTGTAAAACGCTATGATTACACTGGTAATTGGACTGTATTTGATACCCTGAGAGGATGGGGATCAGGTGGTGATTGTAAGTTTGAGTTTAATACTAATGGAGCACAAAACTGTAATACCGATTTTGGTTATCCAACTTCTACTGGGATTTATTTAACAAATGATCCTGATACTAATTTGTCGGGGCGTAAATTTATTTATTATGCCCATGCTTAGTGCTGGCCGAACAGGTCAGGGATAGACAGCAGGGCTATAATTAAAAGGCATATACACTTTATCTATGTCTGCTATCTCTGAATTTGATGCTGCTGTTGCTGAATACAATGGCATCGTTGCTAGACAACAAGAAGCAAATAAAGCGGAACTTCAGCCTCTTGGTCAAAAATTACAAGAATTGCAAGCCAAAGTCATAGAAGAAGCTAGAGAGGCTGATAAGGCTAATGCTGATAGTGGTGAGGCTTGTCCTGCATGATAAAAATAATAACTTGGATTAACTTTGCTGCGTTTATTTTGGGCGTAGCAGGGTTAGGTAGTGCGTTTCTTTTTAGATCTAAAATTTTTGATGCAGTGCTTGACGGAGTTAAAAAAGAACTTCCTTCTTTAGTGCAAGATGCAATGCCATCAATACCTAAAACACCTTCGGCTACTGGAGGGGTGCTTCCGTTCGGCAAATGATCCAATTTAAATCATTTAACGGCCTGACTTCTTTAGTGTTAGGCGGTGGACTCATTGCCACCAATTTTATGAGCTTAAACATGTTGGCTCGTAAAGACTCAGGCATTCCTGATATAGCCAAGCTATCTAGTACTCCTTACAGCAGCCTTCAAATAAGGAGCGAAACAAAATCTGATGGTGCTGAAGAGTGGAGTTTTTCCTCCCGACAACATGACCCTAAAACGATGCTTCAGTATGAATCGACAGAATCTCCTACGTTTTCAGGCGGTGTAAAGACTAGGCATACACATAAAGAATCTGTTGCCCAATTTGCAATCTATCCAAAAGGTGACGGAGGAAAGCTTACTGATAAACAAATTGAATGTATAGAAAAAATGGCTCAAGGTCGCAGTAATGGACAGTTAATTGCTGACGCTGCTTCAGTTCAGGTAACACCAGCCATAGCAAGTGTTCCCATAGTAGGCCCGGTTTTGGCAGGAATATTTTTTGGCCAAGCTAGAAAACAAGTAGGAAGTGCAGCTAGTGATCTTGCAGGGCAATGGAACGACTGCTAGGTGGAATTAAATCCTCCTTTTATAAACGAGCCAAAGGTTAAAGATTTACCGGAACTAACAATAATTCCTCCTGCGGAAATAATCCCTCCAACTACTTTTGGTCAATTACCGTTTGGATTTGTCCCAATTATTGAACTTCCTTGTGTTGTAGCCAGAGATAAAAAGACAGGAACAGGCAGCGAAATGTTTAATGTAGACCCAGAAAACAATCTTACCGTCTGTGATTTTGCTCCTCCCATGTACATTGCACCTGATCTTTATGCTGATATTCAGCCACCAAAACCTAATACTGATTTAGTTAAAGGCTTAAACAATGTAGGAGAGGAAGTGAAAGAAGATAATGGAAAAAGTGACGAGGAGAGCGATTCCAACGTAGGTCAACAAAATACAAACACCTCAAATATTGATGGACAGTTTATTGCAGAAGTTTTGCCTTGCCCACCATTAGACACACTTGCTAAAACTCCTATTGGCTCGTTAGGCAAAGGAGGACTTGCAAGAATTAAAGGATGGAAACGAAATGAAAT